ACATCCTGCCGAAAGGCTGGGTCTGACTTGTATTTAGGGTCCTGCATATCGGTGATCATCTCAGCATCGGAGCGGTAAACTGAACCGCCTCTAACAGTACCAGCGGATGGGGTTAAGAGGGTCGGGGACTTACCCTTGACCTTCTCATAGCCTGCTCTGAGCGCTTTCAGGGCGATCTTAGCTCGGCCGCCATCCTGGCTGTCGATTGCTGCATTGTATTCTTTGAGTTCCTCCTCACTCCAGTTTTCGCGGGCCCAGTCGGCCATACTGGCAAACTGTTCCTCACCGCCAACCTCTGCGTAGAGTTCGGCACTGTAGCGCTCAGCCTTCTGCGTACGAAATTCGATGTACTCATCAGCTTCGGCACGGGAGAAGCCTTTGGCCTCAAGGTCGGCGTAGCTCTCATCTGAAAGCTTTCCTTCCTTTGCGAATTCCTCCTCCAGAGCTGCCATATCAACACCAGCAGCGACGGCAGCTTCGGCACTCTTGTCCGCTTCTGTGTCCGCTTCTGAGCCGCTGTCTTCTGCGGCTCCGGCGTCATTCGTGTCCGCTTCTTTGGCCGGTTTAGGGGCGTCGGACGGGAGACCAACTTTACTCTCCAACTCGCTGTATGACCGAAGCATGGCCTCCTGGTTGAGGGAGCCATCTTCATTCTGGAATTTCTGAGGGATAGCCGGAGCCTTGTCTTCCACTGGTGGGGCTTCTGCAGGGGCCGGCTGGCCTGGGTACTCGATGCGATCGACCATCAGCCGATGCGGACCATGTGGTAGGTGCCCTTAGCTGTGCCCGGCCTCTTGCGGTATGGGACACCATCGACCTTGACGATAGTCTCATTATCCCGCAGGGGTCGAACAGCCTCAGCAGGGCTAGGGGTAACTGGTGCGGCGGGGGCCGCTTGAGCAGCCTTCTTGACGCTCAATTCAGCGATAACGTCCTCAGCGGGCATCTGCCCACCGGTGGACGGAACTGCATTAGCCATTGTCCATATTCTCCATTTCAGTCTGAGCCATTCCGCCCATTTGTGCGATAGCTTGAGGCCCAAGTTTCTCGGCCATTGCCATCATTTGTGCCTGATTTTGTTCTTGCTGAACTTGTTCAGGCGACTTGATTAACCCACTCATATCAATGCCTAAAGCGGCACCGCGGCGGGTCATGTAATCTTGCCAGTTGATGACTGACGAGGCAGCTTCCGGCGCGAGGGCCATGGCTCCCTGAATGAAGGCGTCCAGCTGAGCGAGGTCATTACCTCGACCTAGGGCGTCTAGCCCTGTGACAATCTTTGGGGTGACCTCAGGAGGTAGCTCCTCGAGCTTACCAGCCCGGACAAGCTGGAATATGAGTATCTTTGTGACTGGCAGCTGGAGCTCCTGGGACTGTACTGAGTAGACACCACCTAGGGTGCTCTCAAGTTCCTGAGCCATATACCTTATTTCCTCAGCCGTCACACGCTCTCCAGGCCGCTGTATGGCGGTGTTTAATAGGAAAGCGAAAGCTAAGCGCTGCTCAATCTCTTGCATCGTTTCACGGGCCGCCCGGAAGTCGTTGTACTTCTCGAGGACCATCGTGGTGATGTCTTCCGCATTCCCCTGCAGGATATCGCCATTCTTGGCTTTCTGCAGAATACGGACGTTGGTAGTTCCATTTGGGCGCACGAACGTGAACACCCTGGAGGCGATCGCGGTGTACTCGATAACAGCTTTTGAGAGCTCCTCGAGCGCATTCAGGTCGCCTAGGTACTCCTCGCAATGACCGCGGCCGTAGTGTTCGCCGTCGACTTTGGAGAAGCGCAGGACGATCCATGGAAGGCGTTCAGGAGGATATGTCCCCTCACTGCCTGGTACCCGCTTTTCGTTGATTTCTTGGTAGACCTCGAACATTCCATCCATGAGGATGACGTGGGTGAAAAGATCCACTGTGTCGTCGATGTCTTGACTGCTATCGCCACCTTCTTGAGCAACCGATGCTCTAAGCTCCTCTGGGACAGCCGCAATGGCAATATTCTCTTTGAGGATTAGCTCGAGCAGCGCTCCGCCGGGGTCGCGCTTGCAGACATACTTTTCTAAACTGTAGAAGCGGGCGGGGCCTTCCTCCGGAATATAGAGGGTACCATTTCCGCCGACTACTAGGTGCTTGAGTGCTTCAAACACTGTGGGTCGAAAGCCTCGGCTCTCAACATCGGTCATAACGCGCTTGGTGTACGCGGACAATGCTTTGTCGACCTCAGCCTGCATACCTTCAGTTCCAGTGACCTCCTCTAGGGTGAGCTCGTCAATGTCAAACTTGAAGTGGGGTGCATGAGGCGGGAAAAGTGTCAGCAAGAGCTTAGAGGCGAGGGCATTTGTGCCTCTCGCTCCTACGCCCTGGTATGGAGTATCGAATTTCGTGCTGCTGTTAGACCCCTCGGGTGGAAATAAAGTTGGGATCGTTAACTCAGCACACGTTCTTGCTCGGTCAAGGTAGGGACGGCGTTCGTCGGCTGCGAGCTTCTCATATCGAGACGCTGCCGTTGAGGCCATTGGGTGTCCTTGGTTAGGGGTGTTTAGATGTTTAGACCTGTAGATCCGGTAGGCAGGCTTGTATTTCCGCCTGCTCCGGCTGCGAGGTCGATCCTAAGAGCGCTCCTGCCTTCCCGCTGAACTGATTTGCGGGGTTTGACTTGGATCGGGCTCTCAATAGGCTTCTCAGGCTCCGGTGCGGGGCCTGGGGTCTTTTCGATTTTAGGTTGGCTAGCGAAGCACACTGTCTGAGTTTTCCTGGTATTGGAGTTGGAGGAAAAGCCAGTCGATCAGCTGCCGTTTACCGGCCATCATCCACACTTCTCTGTCAGTCATATCCGGGTCTGGAGACTGCAGAGGGAACATCTCATCGAGAAGCTCTACTGTGGGACGATCAACCGGCGGGAAGCCTTTAGATAAATCCATCACGATCCTCCTTAATTATAGGTTGGGGAGGTCCATAATGGAGGGTATTAGCGAAACCCCGGTTTTCAGCCATTCCCGTCCAACCAGTTCCGTTCCCCTTCGAGGTGTGCAATCTTAGCTTCTAGATAACGTTTAGCCTTCTTAAGGTCTTGGACGCCGTCCTTAGCGTCGAAGCGGAGGGAGTATTTGATGACGTTCCCGAGCCAAAACGGGAGGTCGTTTTCCTGGATAAACTGCAGGGGCTGTATTTTGTAGCGGGTGTAGTGGTCCGGGTTAGTGGGATCGTTGGGTTCCTTAAGGGTTAGCCCGGGGGAAACCGCTTCCGGGGTCGTTACAACAGGCTTGTGGCTGTAATAGTCGATCGGCCCCCTGCGTTTGGGGGTGTCCATAGGGAGGCTGGCAGCCGCAATTGGTCCACCCATCCAGTTTGTCGGTTTGCCTTTTTCCATCATGGGCTCCATAAGATTGGTTTGCTACGCTTGAAATCATAGTCTGAGGCTCGGAGAATGCGGGCCACTCGGGCCTGCACTAAGGCGTCGTCCTCGGTGAGGCCGGCAGCTTCGTAGGCGTGAACAACGCGGTCCCAAGGTCGGTCGGAGCCCTCCCACGCCAGAGCCTTCTCAGCCTTCACAGGTCCTACGCCAGGAATTCCTGTGTATCCATCTACTGGGTCCCCCATCAGCGTCTGGAGAAGATGACCATAGTCGGCCTCCTCCTCAGTGATGGTTGTTACGACGTCTGTCTTGGTCCTTGGGTCATAGTCCCTCGCGGGGTTCCAATGCTTACCAGGGATGGTGAATTTTAAGTCCTTATCACCAGACACAACGATCTTCTCATCGCCGGGCCGGAAGCCTTTAGCGGTGGCCCAGATGCCGAGGACGTCATCGCCTTCCAGAGCCGGCTTGTAGGTGCAGCCGTAGTTATCAATAATGTGGTCCTGTAGGAGGGTTCTTAGGATTGGGTCCTTCGATTTAGACCGACCGGACTTGTACGTCGGCAGTATGTCCTTCCTAAAGTTGACCTTATCAGGGTCTGAGAGGGCGATCACTATGACGTCGGCCTTCATCCTATCGATGAAATTGTCAAAGAGGTTGTCGAGATTGCTAATAGCCGTCTCGGGGTCTGCGGTGCTCATGGGGACACCATCAAACTCCACTGTGACCTGGTCTTTTGCGGCCACTTGGTAGAGGTACATGTCCCCATCAATGAGCAGTGTTCGGGTCATTCGATCTCCTGTTGGAATGGGTTAGCTATGCCGTATCTCTCCCTAAGA